CTCTGGGCCTCGCCGCCTTCGTCATCGTCCGGCATTTCGCGGACCTGCTTCTGTATCTGCTTCAGGTCGCCCCAGGTCAGGTTCGTGTACAGCGTCACGTCGTCGACTTTCACCGCTTGCGTTGCGCCTAGTCTCATATCTGCTTCCCTCCCGCGTTATGCGGTCTCTCGTTAGCTGATAGCGAACAGCCCGCCCGCAAGCAGCAGGCAGGCATCGTCGTGCTCCATCTCGCCGGTCAGGTTGTAGACAACTGCGTCGCCGCCGGTGGTCATCGGCAGGCTGCGCCCGGTAGGCCAGAAGCCCAACCCACTCGACGAGTCGATTGCCAGCGTGCTTGCCCCGTTCGTGCACTCAGCATAGAAGTCAAATGCCGCAGGCTCGTCGGCAGTCAGGTCTATCGGCGCGTCGGCCCGCAGGTCTACGCTCACCGTGCACTCGGGCATGCCCGGCGTGTACTCTTCGACCCAGCGCTCCTCATTCGGCGTGCCAGCGTCAAGCGACCATACCGGCGTCAGGTTGTTGTTGAACGTGACTTCCCACCGCTCCGCCTGATAGTTCGCGCCGTCAATGGTGATGTCGCCACGGTGCCACGAATAGCAGGCCACCGCGCTCGGAGCAGAGGCCGCCGCAATCGTCGACGCTGCTTCTCGCAGCGCCACCCACTCATAGTTCACGGTCACGAGGCCGCCGATCTCGCAGGCGACAGTCACGCTGTTGATGTAGCAACTCGTCTGCGTCTTCGCCTTGTTCGCAACGTTGATGAGGCCGCCTTGGATGTAGGCGATCAGCGGCGGCAGGTCAGGCATAGCCGTGCGCACTGTGTAGCCGGTCAGCAGCGTCCCGGCCTGCAGCAGCGTCTCGACGTTGCCGCCGAAATTGACGCCGGGGTAGTTGTGTGTCGACTGCCCGCCGACGCCGTCATAGTGGTTGATACCGTCGCCTTCGGGGTGCGTCCAGTCGCCGCCCTGCGCCTGGTCGAAGCGGACGTTAGCGCCGCCGAGGTTGTAGTGAATAGTCTGGTCAATGCCGACGAATGCCATTAGCTCTTCGCCTCCTCAGCGGGCTCCGCTGCTGGCTTAGTTGCTGCCTTCTGCTCGGTCTTCTCCGCTACTGCGGCAGGCGCAGACGCGGGCGCTGGCTTCGGCTTGTCATCCGGCTCTGCGTCGTCCTCGCTTGCCAGCCGCTTCAGCGTGGCAGCGAGCACGTCTTCGCGCTTGGCGTCGGCCTCACTGACCTCTGCCACTGCCCAGCCCCGCGTCGCGAACCGCGCCTCGTCGGCCTCGTCTATCACGTCACCGGCGGCGTATCTGCCGAACCGGGGCACTATCAGAATCAGTGGCATGGTCATCTCCTTCAGCCGCGTGCTGCTAGGCGGCAACGCAAAAGCCGCCCTCTGCTGCCGGGCGGCTACATGGTCGTCTACTCGGTTGTGTGTGTTGCGCTACTACATGTCCTCCAGCCTCAGCTCAAACCACAGCACATACGGTATCAACTCGACCTCGTACACCTGGTCGTCTTCGCTTCGCACCGTCGCCGCGTCAGCAGCGCCCGGCGTGCCAGTTGTCCAGAGCGTGTCCCCGTCTTCGTCGACTACCTGCTTGTGCCTCATCAGGTTCCGCAGGACATTCGCCGAGAAGGTGGACGATAGGCGCTCCAATTCCTCGGGTTCGCCAGCATGGCGCGAAATGCACACGACGGCCCATGTAGCGGTCATCGCGACCTTATCGCCGCCCATGCTGTACTCGTCCTCGTCACCCGTGCTGCGGTATACGAAGACGGCGAACTTGTCGGTGTCGTATCGCGGATAGCCCTTGTAGACCTGCACCTGCGCGCCGTCGAGGTCCTCGTTCAGCATGCGGTCTTCGCGCAGGTTGGTGATTATGCGGTCTGTGCGTACATTCCAGAAGTCGGACGTCAGGACTGGTATGCTCATAAGCCTATCCCGCCGCCCGTCTCAGGTGTGATTCGCACATCCGCAGAATGCCTTCGATGTCGCTCATGTCATAGCCGAGGAATGGTCGTGCCGACAGGCCGGGGTGGTGCACTTCCTTCGCGAACCGCAGATTGCCGTCCGGCCCCATAAACACGAGCATCGGCGCATTCCGCGCCCGTATCGTGTAGGGTTCCGTGCCGGTCTGGTGGTAGGACATATACTGCACAGCGGTGCCAACTGCCACCGACGCGCTCGGCACATCATGGTCAATGGCGATGCTCCTGCGCCCGGTGCCGGTGTCCTGGAGTATGCGCGGCCCGCTGCCACGCCCGCCGCGTCCCTTGCGCCTCGCGTGCTTCGTACTCTCTGCCAGCGGCTCCCACTGGCCACCCGCTGCTTCTCTGCTCTGGCCCTCGTCGCCAACGTTATCCGGTGCGGACTGCTCCCGGAACGCCTTCATCGAGCGCCTTCGCAACACCATGCCAGCGTCTTTGAGCACCTGCGCCATACCGCGCGGGGTAGTAGCCCACGCGACCTTATCCAGCGCGTTCGCGACCTCCTCGGCGCCCTCTATTTCAACGCGGAAGCCGTCGCTGCTCATCGCTTCACGAACCCGAACTCGCCGGTCGGAGCATCTGCAACGTACACCCGATGCTCACCTTCGCTCGTCGGGAAGTCCAAGTGCGCCTTGCTGTCACCCACGGCGCGCACCCAGGACATCGCATCGCTCGCGTCCTCGGCAACGCGGTCGCTGATCTCCAGCGAACCGCCGCTGAACGTGCGACCACGAAGCGCACGGTACACTGCAACCGTCGCCACCGCCGCCCGTATCTCCTGCGGCGGGTTGCTGCCGAACGGCCACGCATTCGGCCAGCGTCCGCGCAGGTGCGACGCCACCTCACCCGTCGCGGACACGATGCACCTGTTCAGCTTCGTCTCATTGGCGTCAATCATGCGCTCAAGGTCATCCAGCACGTCAACACAATCGGCGCGGCTGCACCAGTGACCACTATCCAGCGTCGTATCGGAGAACGCCATTCAGTCGCGCCGCCTCTCTGGGTTGATGTTTCTGCCGGGCTTGACGCACTCGGGCACCGGCTCTTCACTCAGCGCCTCGCACAGGGCAGCCATATACCGCTTACGCTCCATCATGCGCAGTTGGTCGTCGCGCAGGTCCGCATCGGTGTCACTTAGCCGCTTTGCCACTATTCTGCTCCTGTAGCGCCGCGACGAGTTCGCCGATGCTGCCCTTGAACGCCTCGGCTATCGACTTCGCCATCTTGTCGATGTCGTCTTCGCGCGCCGCGTACTTCTGTGCCACCTCACGCGAAGCACGCTCTGTCGCGGCCTTGTTCCGCTCCGCCTGCGCGTGGCAGTGTTCCGTGTACTCCTTGCTGTCCTTCTCCCGCACCGCGCCGCCCTCGTCGGTAGCTGGCAGGAACGTCTTCCAGACCTCGCGGCGACCATCCGGGTAGGTGCGATACAGCAGCGTGCTCTTGCCCATGTCGCGCCCGTAGCCGCGCGCCTTGTCCTCGTCAGTGAACAGTATCTTGCTGCCGGTGTAGTCGCGGGCGTATGCGGCGGCCCCATCCAGCGAGCCATAGGTGCGATAGATGCTGTGCCCGTCGTGCTGGACACAGACCTCGAAGCGGTGCATTGCGTTGCTAACGCCAATGCGAGCAGCGGTTTCCATTTGCGGTACGTCCCTTCGTGCCCTGTTGGGCGTGCTGGTAGTGTGGTGCCCGCGCTGTCGCGGACGGTCAGAGAATGACAAGGGCGGGTTCGTTCGGACACCCGCCCATTCACTCTGCGTGTATCACGGGGAAGACCGCTGCTGCTACGGGCCAGCGGTGACGTCGGTGAGGATGTACATCGAGCAGGGCTCGGCAACCATCGGGCCGCCAGTCCACTCACCGTTGACGTTGATGCCGCCAGGAGCCTCTTGCTGCTCCCAGGTGTCGATATAGAGGCCACGCGCGCCAGAAGGGGCATTCACATGGACCGGCTCGCACTCCACCATCGCGCGCCCACTCCGCTCGTTGTTGCTGTCGAGGAAGATGGCGTCATTGTCGGCGATGTAGTCGGTAGCCGTGCCGGTGATGGGATGCACATAGGTCTCGTCGTTCGTCTCGATGTTGACGCCGAACAGCCGCGTCAGGAAACCATCTTTCAGAACGGCGTCGTGCAGCCAGTCGATACCGGCCATCATGGCGTTGGCGTCGAGATACGCTCGCGTCGTCGAGTTCAGCAGCAGCGTATCGAGCGTGCAACCGACTGCTGCCAGTGCGTTCCGGGCGGCAGTGAAGTCGCCACGGATGCCCTCAAGGTTCGTGCGCGCTGCCGCTTCCGACGCATACGCCGTGTTCCAAGCGTATGCGTTGGCCGAGACGATACATGTCTCGGAGCACAGAAGCAGTTCCGTATAGGTCTCGTCCAGGCCCGGCGGATAGAACGTCTTCACGCCGACAATGGCCTGTGAACGCAGCCATTCCAGAAACCGCTCGTATCGGAGGCGAAGGCTCTTCACGCTGTCGGCGACCTCGTAGGCGACGCGATTGTCCGTCGAGCTACCGGGGCGCCGCATGTCCTTCAGCGTCTCGGGGTTGATGTGCAGCGCGTCGCGCCACGTCTCCGCTGCGTAGGTCACAACGGTATCGGTCGCGCCCTTCTCGTAGTTAGGCGGCCCGGTGCGGCTGTTGACGCGGCCACGCTGCCGAGAGTACGTGTGCACATCGTAGTTCACGAACGGCCCCGGAGACTTGCTGGGGACCATCGGGAAGTACTTGGCAAGCGGCGTTTCGACGTTCTCGTACTTGTTCCACATTGCATGGATCGCTGTGGGTCTGAGTAGTGCAGGTACTGCCATTAGCCTCTCACCTCCTTATGCCGGGTAGTCGGGCAGGGCGCCAGCCTCGTCGCCATGCTCAAGTGTGATGATCTCGATGCCGCCGCTAGCCGTTGAGAACCCAGCCATCTGCGGGATGAGAATGAGGTCGTCTGTTGCGTCGTCGGGGAAGTTGATGTCCGCTTCCCGGATGCTACCGTGCGTGACGATGGTGGACGGAAGCGGCTGCCCAGCAGTGTCGGTCACTTGAACGCGCGAGTCGTGCGGCTCAAGCAGCATGCCGCTGCGAAGTGGAATCTGCCAGGCGTCGGGAACAATCGCGCCAGTGATCTGGCACGAGCAGTTCTCAAGGACCTCGACCCAGTCGCTTGCGGCGAGGCCCGCCGTCGCCGCGACGGTGATGATGTTGGTGGTGTAATTGATGGCGGTAATGAGCGCCAGGTTGACACCGCCGCCAGTCGCCGGGCCGGTCTCATCGATGCTGATGAGGTGGTCGCCAACATGGAATGGGTCGGCGTCCACGACGGTGAAGTTGAACCCGTCGATGTTGACGTCCGTCACGAGTGAACGCCTGATCGGCATCCAGACACCTGCATCGTGCGTGTTCGCGCCAACCTCGACTGACGCATAACGGCACGGTGCCATTGGTGTGGTGCGCGGGATCACGAACTCATCGTGATCCAGCGGGTCGCGGGCGTCGCTGCCGACGATGATCTTCTCAGTCCTGTCGATGGCCTGGAAGATATTGCCGACATCGACATCGGTGCAGACATACGTGTTGTCGTAAGGCATACAGTTCTCACCTCCTTGGTGAGCGGGTTAGGAGCGGTTCACGAGCGCAGCGGCTTCCTCGCCGATCTTGCGCAGTTCCTCGTCGCTCTCGCCATCGAAGTCGTCGCTGCCCATCCAGACCAGCGAGCCGGTCGGGCCAGCAGTGACGGCGGAGGGCGAAGACAGCTTCAGAACCTCCTCCAGCACGTCGATCATCGCGTGCTTGGACTTGCCGCCATCAGCGGACAAGACATCGGCGTGGGTGTCGGCGCGGAGGCAATACTGCGCGAGCGGGAGTGCCCAGTCGCGGGCGGTCGGAGGCAGATAGCCTGCGGTAGCCCAGTGGTCGAGCTTGGCCTCTGCGAGGTCGTGCTGACGGCTCCTGGTGACAGCGTTGATCTGCTGCTGCATCATGTCTATCTGCTTCTGCTGCTCGTCAACCTGGCGATTCTTCTGGGTCAACTGCCGGGTCAGCGAATCGACGGCGGTGATGTCCTCCGCCTGCGTCTCGACTGCGGACTGCGGAGTGGGCTCGGCGGGGGTCTCTGCCGTGAGCTTGTCGGCGAGAATGCCATCAAGCTCCACAGCGGCCTCGTCAAGCACCTCAGGCTCGGCATTGCCGGACGTTACACTCTTCACGGCGTCTACGAACTTGGTGAAAATGCCCATATTCCGGATTCCTCCTTTCGGAGTTGGTGTGGTGTTGCTACGCTTACGGGCGGTGTCGTAGTCCGCCGCGTTGATGACCACGCGCCAGGGGAGTCCCTTGACTGCCGGGTCATGCACAAAAGCCGCTCCCGCGAGGGAGCAGCCTGTGTCCGGTGAGTTGCGTATCTCGGCGCTGATGTAGCGCAGGCGACCGCGCTTCATGTCCTGCACCGTCTTCTCGTCGAAGAACTCGACATCGCCGAGGAGCGCGCCGGTCGCATCGTCGAAGGTCACGTCGCGATACCAGCCAAGCGCCGAGGATGCGTCCTGCGGAACGGGTGTGCCGTCGTGCTGATAGTTGTGGCGCGGCCACATGCCAGGCTCGAATGCCTGCTCGTCGCGCTTCCTCGCGAAGTTGCTGGCAATGGTGCGCAGGTCGGCTGCGGTGTAGTCGGTACCATTCCACTGCCCCACGCGCATGATAGGCAGGCCGCGCACCATCCACGTGCCTGCGTCGGTCTTCTCTGCCCGCACCTCTCGCGGGGTAATGGAGTTGAGGAACAGCCCGTGGTCTTCTGGCATTGCATCCACTCCTGTCTGCGCGGCTGCTGCGCTATGTCCGGGCATGAAAAAAGCCCCCGGCGAAGGGGGCTCCTGTGTGGCTGTTCGGTTGTGTGCTGCTTAGGGTCGGGTCGTGCTCAGTTGAAGAAGTTCATGCCGCTTCCGCAGGCCTTGCAGCCGCTCTTGCGCGTCACGGCAGTCCACGCGGCCAGCATCGCCTCGGATACCGTTGCGCCGCGCTTGACCGCCTCGTTGTACAGCAGCCGCCACGCGCCCTGTCCGCGCCTGTTGAGCGCCGCCTGTACGTCGTCTGGGAGGTCGCTATTGCGGTCGTAGGTGGTCGGTTGCGCCTGCCTAATATCAGTCATGGTTCTTCACTACCCTCCCGTAAGCCAGCGCTTGACCGTGCGGTAGAGCGAGCCAATCCGCCGCAATAAGTCATCCGCAAACCGTAACGCCTGGGGACGTTCGGTATCATTCAGCGCCCGGTACAGGTCCTGCGCAGTCGCCTCGCGCGGCAGGCTGTCATAGTCCACGTGGCCGAAGCCGGGCAGCGGTCTCTGCGCCTTCGCGGCACCAGCAAGCACGCCATCGGGCGTCTGCCACTTCGGCTGCTTATCCCAGAGGAAGACCTCTTCGATGGTGCTCCTACAATTGTAATGCAACGGCGGGTAGACACCATCCGCCGCGCCCTTCAGAAACTCCTTGCCGTCCAGGTACGCGCAAGTCTCGGTCGTCCGGTCGTCGATGATAGCGAAGAACCGGAAGCCGACAACAGACGGGCTCTCCATCATTTCAGCCATCTGTCCGTGGGCGAACAGCGTCGCCGCCTCGGTCCGCGCTATGGTCTCGCGATGCCAGTCACTCATACCGAACCCGTTGTCGCGCAGGTCCTGCATGATGGGCCGAACACCGTCGCCGCGCCCGATACCGTCACGCACTATGTCGCGGCACAGTAGCCGCCTGCGCTCCGTGATCTCGTGACGCAGCGGCGGGATGCGGTTGGCGGTGTAGGTGTCTATCGCTGTTCGCGGGTAGACCGTCTGGCGCTCCCGGATGATTATAGCCGGGCGTGCGGCGTCCGGTACCGGCAACGCCTCTGCGGCACTTGGCGGCGGTGGCGTCGGTGGCGGCGCGGGAGCGTAGATGCTCACCGGCCTGCTGTAGATGCGGTCGATGATGCGCCGCTTCTGAGCGTCGAAGCCTGCCTGCACAACGTCGCCGAGCGCGTCCTGCAGCCGAGGCCACAGCCAGTCGGGGTAGCGCACCCAGTCCAGCACCACGGGTTCCCGTGTGTGCCAGTACTCGCGCGCTACTGTGTCAAAGTACTCATAGTCGGCCTGCTGCAACAGCTTGCGGATGGACGCCACCGCAGCGTCGAGCGCCGGGCGTTCGGTGCGCTGGAATGCAAGTGCGGTCGCGGTGGCTATGGGTATGCGAACCTGTCCATTTCATACTTCAACTCTGGTAAATGGCGAACATCTACCCCGGACATTGCGTGCCACGTTGCGAATAGCGCGAAGCGAATCCCATCGGCCCCAACGGCAGCACTCTTCGCCGCATCTGGCATGTTCGGCGTCTTGTGCTTCACGAGCACCGCAGAGCCTCGCCACGCATCGCCGCATAACGAGAAATGCACAGTCCAGTCGAGTGAGCGATCACCTGCGCCTTCATTCCACAGGCCCAACGAACCGTCATAGATTGCATCGCCCCGCCTCACCGCATCCACGGCATCCCACAGGTGCCACTCGGACGCCGGGTCGTCCAGTTCCTCGATTGGGCCAGGGTGATACCATTCGCCAGTAAGAGCAGCGTGCTGTAGTGTCCCGACAACGCGGGCCGCATTGCGCCCCTCGATATGATATGCCGCCTCTGTTCCGTCTGGCGTGGCATCCTTCTGAATCGCGATAGACGGGTCCAGCCGCAGTGAATGGATGTACCAATCCAGGCCGCCGCGCACACCTGGAGCACTCTGTATATGCGAACGCAGGTCAATGCTCGCTTCGCCATCGCGCACCATAGTCAGTGCGTCATAGAACCCAAATCGCTGTTCTGCCATCATGCTTCCCTCCGCGCTGTGCGTTGCCGATGCGGCTGCGATAGCTGCTACTGCGGCACGTCCTCTCCGTCCATTGGCTTAAGCGGCACGATACCGCTATCCTTCTGCGCCACCCACGCCTCGCCACACCGTTCGCAAGTCACCGTCTTCGGCTTCACGCAGCTTATGCCGTTGATAACTGATGCATTCGGCTGTCCCGATGAACCAGTGCGGCTAAACGTCCCGTGAGAGACGCGCACACTTGTCTCCCCGCAGTTGCAGACCGCGTAGAACACAACACCATCGCGTTCATGCCGCTCTTTCATGGTGCCCTCCCAGGCTGATTGCACGCATCACTCAGCGTCAATCATGCCACCATTGGCGCGTCCGTTCAATCCGTCGCCCTCCTGCGCGCCCTCGTCGCCATCCACCGGCAGCCGCATTTGCTCGGGCATTGCCTCCCGCTTCAGTTCCTGCTCCTTGCGTATCTGCGCTATGCGCTCCGCCTCCGCCGCCTGCACTTCCTCCGGCGTCGCGTACAGGTCCTCGCCGAAGGTCTCGCGCAGCTTCGCGTCATCGGCAGGCGAGAAGCCACCCGTAGTCATCGCAGCCGAGGCCTTGCCGCGCTCCAGCCGCTCGAAGATAGCGGCCAGCCTCTCCAAGTCCTTGTCACTCAGCGGCTCGAAGGCCCACTCGCCATAGTCATCCTGCGGGCCGATGTTGTAGAAGATGAGGGGCTTGATTAGCTGGTGAATGAGGACCTCGCCCATTTCGACGCGAATGCCGTCAAGCGTCAGCAGGAACAGGTCGAGGTTCGTCTCCGACTGCGCGCGGCTGGAATGCTCCGGCTCCTCCACGAGCAGTCGCGGGGTCAGGATAGCCTTGAACAGTTGGCTGTCCCAGTAGCGGCAGATACGCTCGAAGGCCTCGCCGTCGCCGGTAGGCACGAGCAAGTCCATCTTGTACGGCATATCGCTGTCGATGGGGATGGCGATAGCCTCGCCGGGTCGCAGCGTCTCGTATGTCTCCATGAGCACCTGCGAGATGGGCTGCGTCTCCCCGAGCGCGTTCTCCACCGTCGTGTGCGGCACCCAGAATACGGGCGTCGGGCATGCGCACTTCTCCGCGAAGGTGTTCCAGTAGTTCTCCTCGCGGACCTTGCTGAACCATGCCCGCCGCGCGCCTTCGAGCAAGCTGTTGCCGTAGGTGTCCTCGCGCGCCTCCCGCAGCAGCGGCCAGTACAGCACGCGGTCGATGGGGATGGTCACCGATACGTCGGACCATTGCCCGTCCTTCGGGTGCTCGTACTGCACCACCTGGGTGACCTTCTTTGCCACCGGGTCCAGTACGATACCCTCGGTGTCCTTATTGGTCGCGAAGAACGTCAGCGGGTGCAGCAGTTCGCACTCTCGCACATACCACTCACTCGCGCCTGTCTCCCAGGTCTTTTCAAGCACCGCGTAGCCTGCCCACAACGCCGACAGAAGCTGCTGGCACACGTGCCGCATGCCACCGTCGATCTTCTGCAGCAGGTCCCGCACACGCTCCTGCACCTGCTTGTTCTCGTTGCTGTACTCACCGAGCTTGTTGAGCAGCATGAACTGCGTAATCATCAGCGAGGTTCGGACTGTCGGGTCCTTGTGCGCCATGAGGTTGTATTCGTAGGTGCGCTGCTTGCGCGATGGGAAGGCACTGTACGGGCCGGGCGTCCAGTCATCCCAGTTCTCACCCGCCACCATGCCCGACACGCCGACATCCGGGCCGCGCTTGCGCATATCATCGATGTCTCTGTCGGCTGTAGCTGCCATGCGTCTCCTCGTGGTGGTCAGTAGCGGGCCACGTAGCCGGCGCCGGAAGTGGCAATGCTCACAGGTGCGCCCGCAGTAGTAAGCCCCATTTCGGCGTACCTGCGGGCGTCCAGTGCGTCGTCAAACTCTTTGGCCGGGTCCGCGTCTTCGAGCGGGTTTCCGTCCTTGTCCGTCTTCCAGTGATACTGCGTCAGCTCACTCATGGTCGCCGGGCAGTTGGCCGCAATGACCTGCAGCTTGTCGCCCGCCATGAGCGCCTGCACCTGCCGGACTCCGGGGAGGCGGCTGTTGTCCGCCGCTGTCACCGGCAAGCCAGCGCGCGACCATGCTAACCGTGCATTCGCGTCAGCCGGGTCGCAGAAGAACGTGCTGATGTTCCACTTTGCCTGCAGCCGTCGCGCCTCGGTCAGCCAGTCATTGCCAGGCTCGCCGTGCGTGACCATGCCGCGTGCGTGCACCTCGTCTAACCACCAGTGCACGCCGTCGACGTCCACGCCACAGACAGCAATACAGCCAGGATGCGTAACGCCCCAGTCAACACCAGCGACAACTCGACGCAGCTTCTCGCGCTTCGGGGGTCCACTTGCGACATGTCTGTCCTCTGAGAACATAGCGTAGACAAGCCCGGCGAATGCAACGAACTCCGCCAGCATCTCCTGCCGGTAGAAGTCCGTGCCCGGCCCGTAGGCCTCCTCCATCGCAACGAGGTCGTCGGGTCGCTGGCCGGGGTTGTCATAGGTCGTCCAGTGATGATAGCCGTAGCGCGCCTGGCGTTCAGGCGACCACTCGGCGCGGTCCTTCACGAAGCGCTTGTAGACCCAGTTCTGCCCGCGCGGCGTCGTCGTCAACCAGCCGCGGTGCGGGTACTTGCCCGGTTGGCGACACCTGCCGATGAGGATGGTGAATGCTTCATCGGGGCACATCGCGGCTTCGTCAAGCCAGAAGATGCTGACCTCTGCCGCGCGCATGCTGTCCGGTTCGGCGGCGTAGCAGTACCAGATTTTGCTTCCGTTGGCGAACTCTATCCAGTCGCCGGAGCGGTTGTCCTGCTGGACGATATGCGGCTTGCCGTCGCTATCGGTGCCCCACCAGCGGGCCACGCGCCGGACGACCTCGGCGGGACCACCGGAGCGGTATATCATGCGATACGACGGGGCCGCGACGAGGGCTTCGATCTTCGGGTAGCGCAGCATGTGCCGCACTATCTCGAATGCCGCGACTTCCGACTTGCCGCCGCCGATGCCAGCGCAGGCGAGGCGATAGCGCGACGGGTCGAGGAGGAACTGAAGCTGACCGGGGTGCTTGTGATAGCGTTGGCACTCGACAGGTGCGTCAGTCTGCGCCGTCGTCTTCTCCGCTATCGTTGTCATTGTCTTCGTTGATGTGGTTCAGCGGGTCTTCCGGTGCGAAGATGGGCACCACCTGGACAGGTCCGCCGCCGGGGCCGCTTATCTCGATGCGTTGCGTCAGTTGGTTCATTTCATCGCGCAAGTCCTTGACTAACGCACGCCACTCCGCGCTTGCCTGCGCCCAGCCCTTTTGACCCGGCTTGAACTGCTGCAGAGCACTGTATGCGCGCGTTGCCTCCGCTGCCAACGCCTTGATGCGCTCGCTCCTGCGGGTCATGCCCTGCTGAATGATGCGCTTGTAGGCAGCGGCCTCCGCTTCGGCTATCTGATCCGCACACTGGTCACGGTAGTAATTGATGGCCGGAGGCGTAACATCTATGCCAAACTCGGTTTTCAGATTGTCGATACAGTCGCCATTAGACAGGCCCTCGCAAAGCCACGCCTTCAGGGCTTCTCGATGCCCGTCTTTGAGTTTGGGAGCTGGCATTGGCGTTCAACTTCATTCAACCTATGTGGGATAGTAGAATGACCCGCGCCCCTGTCGGAGGAGCGCGGGCCTGTCTGCGGGTGAGCTTACCGACTGCGGCGGGATATGGGCCGGTAGCTCGACAACGGAATGACTGCCGCCGGAAGCCGCAGTATCCAGCAGCAGGGGGAATGATGGGCCGCCCGCTTGCATGAAGCGCACGGGCCGCCGGTCTGTCACTGCGGGCTTTCCCTTCTCTCGCACACCGCCGCCAGCCCGCGAAGGTGGACGGTGCGGTCATTGCTCGGCCCGTCCACACAGCCGCCTCTCCGCTGTAGATAGGTGCCCTTTGGGCCTACAGGTGGCGGGGCGGGGCGGGCCGGAACCGTAGTCAGTCGAGCAGCGCGTGTTCTGCCCGACCGGAAGACGAATAGAAGAGTGCTTCGACTGCCGGGTCGCTTGAAGCGGTGACCATGTGGGCGTCGCGGGTGAGGCGACGAAGCGCGTCGACTGCGGCATTGCGGATGTTCTTCGCGGCGTGCAGCGAGTTGATCTCTACGCTGCCGGTCAGAATGGCAAGCCGCACTTCCTGCGCCACGTCTTCCCAGTCGCACGTTGACGGAGCCCTGCGGCTCCACAGGTCGCGGCATATCGAGACAATCAGGCTGTTGTAGATAGCGAGCGCATTCTCTGCTGCGAGTGTCGCCATGTTCCTCCCCTCTTTTGAGTATTCGTTACAAGTGGGGAGTTTACTGACATTGGTTTTCGCAGAGGTGGGAGACCATGCGTTCCCGCGCTTGGTTCAGGTGGCGGAATATCTGGCGGGTAGACAGCCGGAGCATTCGCCCTACTGCCTCGGCATCCGAGTACCCGCGCACCCAGTATACCAGCGCCACCATGCGCAGGTGCATCGGCAGGCGCGCAATCGCCATATCCAGGTCGGCCTTCATCATTGCGCAGTCGAGCGTTCGGGGGAGTAGTCGGGGTTGACGCGAGCTCCCGACGTTGGTGCCGCTGTCACCGTCGGGCGCGTCAATGCGGCAGTCGAGGTATGCTGCCTCTTTGAGTTGCGGGTAGACGCTGAGGAGCCTACGGACGCGACCGGGCGTCCACCAGTTTTCGACGGGTTGCTGCTTGTGCGGCTGCTGCTTTCTGTCTGTCACGTTGCATCATCCAGTTTGCCTCCTGAGTGATGTGGTGTGCTGCGTGCGTCAGTCGTTCCTGTGCCGCCAGTGTACAACGTTATCAACCTGCTCGGTGCCCAAGTGCAGAAACTGCTTGTCAAACAGTGTCGAGAACCTGCTCTTCTCATAGCCCACCAATCCGGCGACATCATCGTAATGCGCCAAGTACGGCAGGCTATTACTCACGATATACGCCCACACGTCGAGCCAACGCCAATCCTGTAATGGCCAGCACTCATTCATCGGCCCTGCGTAGTCCTGCGTCGCTATGCGTCGCCTCCTGCCACAACCCTCTTCCGCCCGTAGGCCGACGAATGCGAGGTCAAATCCGCGCGCTACAAGCGACGGCGCTACCCGCGCAAAGAACTCATGTCCCCATACGTTATCGGCGTCCCGCCCAAGCCGAGCATACTCCGCCGACGTATCCGTCTCCACCTGCGCCGCCCCCAGCGCATAGGCATTAGCCACTATCTGTGTCTCGTACTCTCGCGGCACAAAGGCTGGGCCGTAGTCCCAGTGCCACACGACTACACCAGGACGGCGCTGCAACACTAAGTGGAGCATAGCGGTCGAATCCTTGCCGCCGCTGAATGCCACGTAGGGCCGCGCCGCGGTAGACAACGCGTCGTCTATCCGCCGCGTAGCATTCATCAGCACGCGCACATGGTCTTCGGTCTGCGCCCACAGCCCGAACGCATCACTCCACATCGGGTTCATCATTGACGCCCCACGCCTCACTGAACTCCTCGTCGGCGAATATCTCCGCAAGCCCGCCAACCTGCTTCAGCCTCAGGACCTCATCGGGCTCCATGCCCAACTCGCGCGCGATACGCTGGTCTGACCACTTGCGCTTCACCAGTTCCAGCACTATCTCTGACATTCCGTCTACGCGGTGCTTGCCGCGCGCACGGTTGTGGCGTATCGTCGCCGCCATCCTGTCGCCGAGGTCCGCGCGATCCGTGTTGATGGACGTAACAGGCAGGTAGCCGTGTATGCGCTCGTGGACACTCAGGGATTCGCGTCCGACGCGATGCCGGTGGAAACCATCAACAACCTCGCGGGTACCGTCTTCGCGCAGCCAAGTAACTATCGGCTGCGTGTAGCCATCTTCCGCGATAGAGTGTTCAAGTAAGCGCATCTCTGGTGGCGCGACGGCATTCGGATTATAGTCATTCGCCGCTACACCATCGGCGCGCACCCAAAGCACACAATCCACGGGCTCATCGTTAAAGGGGCTCGCTTCGTGCAATGCAGCGCGTGAAGCATTCAACACATCCACCCGTTCATCGAGCGGCAAATCAGCTATCTGCGAAGCCAACTCCCGCATACTCGCGATGAGCCATTCTGCCTTGTTCATATCTCGATACCCCATTCGTCCTTCCGCCTTGCCATGATTCGCTTGTAATTCTCGTATGCGCCGGTCTTGTGCTGGGAAAAGCCAATGCCCCGGCACCAGTAGTCGTTCCTGAGCAAAGCCTTGCAGATACGCTTCCAGGATGGTTGGCCTTGCGCGTTCGTGATCGGACCTTCGTCTGGGATGTCATTCGGATACCCACGCTCCGAATACCAGTGCAGAAAGACCAGTATCTTGCGCTCATAGTGTTCGGCTATCTGCTTTGGCATGGTGTCGAGCAGCATCTTCGAGAAGCTCTTCCACGTATGCCCATCCGGCAAGCTGACCTTGATGTTGCCGAGAATGTTGCCGCTCTCGCCAGCGTAAAGCGCGCCCTGGTTTGCGCCATTCACCCGCGCAACAACGCGCCCCCACGAGTCGGGCTCGATGATATGCCATAGCCATAGCCCCTTGCGTTGGTCATCTCCGTAGGGTTGGCAGATACGCATTTGGTGGATACTCAATCCGGCCTGGTGCATTCGGTCATAGAGCCTGTTGTATGGCCTACCACTCTTGCCCTGGTATATCCAAACGTCGCGTGTCCGCCAGTCGTACAGCGGATATGCGTTGAAGACGTTCGGGCTCTTGCGCGTAGTCCAGCAGTGGCCGTCTACGCGCCCCTTCGATTGCGATGTTATGGTGCGCCACCTGTTGAGACTCTCGTCGGTGCGTATGCCGATGAAGCTGGCTGTCTCTCTGCCCTGTGCATACCACTCACTGAACTCTGGTACGAAGTCCTCGAACTCCATAGCGCGCCTGAAGAACGGGAAGAACGTCTCGTCTGTGATTGCGATACCGGGTGGTTCGCGCACCCAATCGTTTCTGCGGCTTGGGTCCCAGCACACCCAGTGGTGCTCGAACTGACTGACCGCGTTGCGCATGTGCAGGGGCAACGAAACCCAGTGTGGCTCGACGTGGTCTTTGTATGCGTCAAACATCTCCGCGATGTGCCCAACAGTGTGTTGGTACTGCGCCTCAAGGTCTATGTAGAGCAGCCCCACGCGACGGTCACGACGAATAGCCTCATCCATTACGAGGTGTAGCATAGCCGTACTGTCTTTGCCCCCGCTGAACGAAACGCACACCCGCTCTGCGATGTCGAATGCAGTCGATATGCGCTCGCGGGCCGCGTCCAGCACGTTCATGCCCAACGGCCGTCGCCAATCGTTCATGCCCAAGCAACCTCCGCGCCCGGCGGCGCACATAGCTCGACATTCTGCGCTGCCCAATATGGCGACTTCCACGCAAGCCGAACGGCATCTGAATAGCCCGACAGGTATCGCACTGGGATTGGCCTCTGCGCAATGCCATCCCATACTATACTCCGATCCTGGTCGCGTTCAATCCCTCGTACTTCGATGGACGCTATCTGCCCCCACCCTATGCGCGTATCGTTGCCCAGGTGCGTCAAGTCCGATAGCAGGTCGAGCACTAAGTCGATGTGTCCGCGCCCGTAGAATGTCACTGTGTGTGCTGGTTGGTAGACTGTTCGCAGCATCCAGTTGCGGTAGCGCCCAGACCCAACATTGACGGACTTAGCCGGGGCACACTCGTCGTCATATCGCTTGTAGTACTGGATGCTCTTCGGCGCATCGGGCTCGAATGCGGACACGCTCGCGAACGGTATGTCCTGCCGATAGCACAGCACGTCCTTAAACTTGTCGTGCCCAGGCGGCGTCCATACCTGCTTGCTCGGAAGCGTGTAGTAATCGCGTCCCAACAAACGCATGTAGCGCAGATGGTTGATGAGCCCGTCGAAGTGCAACCACGGATGATTGATCGAGACAGGCATTGCCAATGTCATTTTCACGCGAAATGACTCTGTCATTGCATCACACCTCCGGTGCGTCAAACTTGCCGCCATCCAGCATCGCCGACAGGCGCCCGATAGTCTCGCATACAGCATCGCCGTGTTCGGCGAGCCACGCCACGTATGCCGCACCGTCCGGCATGCCATTGTACCGCCACGCTATGTGCCCATAGCCGCTTGATGACTTGCCCCCGATGTATGGCTCTTCTGCGAGTAGGTCCATCGCGTGGCCAAGGCAGGCGCTTTCCACGGCATTCGCGTAGCTAAGCACAAACTGGTGGGAGAAGCCTGTGCCAGCGATGAATGCCTCGAACTCTATCTTCATTTGGTGCGCCTGCTCGTCTTCTTCCCGGTCGGCCCGCAGGTCATCGCGGCGGGTCGCGAAACTCACGTCGGTGAACGTGCGAACGTCGTGCTGCTTGCGCGGGTCGTCTATGTCGGGGATACACGCCGCGTACTCGGAGCAGATTGGCATGGCGTGTCCGACGCGCAGGCAACCACTCACTATCTGGTTGCCAACGGCGGTGCCGAGGAGAGCCACCGGCGGCAAGTTGTCGCGTAGTGTTGCTCGCAGGTCCATATCGAGTTTCGTCGATGTCTCCTTCGTCTGTTCCAGTAGGCCGCCCGTGAAGAGCGCATGGTGTATCTTCGTGGATTGATTCTCGTAGCCCGCGCGATCAAGCATATCGCGCATGAGCTTGCGCCGCAGAATGCCTCGAATAGCATTGCCGCTGATGAACGGCAGGCGCACGTGCTCGTTGCGACCAGCATCCCAGTGCGTCAGGCTACGCAGTATCGGCGTGCTCCCGGTCTTCTCGTCGCCGTGGTGGACTATTGGCGACAGTGCTTCAATAATGCCTTCAATCTTCTGCACGCTCATTGTTCTTCTTCATCTCCTTCGCCCTCGCCACCGCCATCATGGCCATTGGTATATGCTCCGTGTGCATGGTGTTCAGGATTGATCTTTCGTCCTGCCGCAGTGCGCTGAGTATCGGAAGTGTTTCAAGCGGCAGGTGTTGCAGGCCGAAGTGGTTACAGAGCCGCGACGCGAACTCGTTCAGGTTGAGCCGCGTTGCCGACGCCCGCACGCGATGGTTCCAGATGTCCCAAGCATTCTTCGCCGTGTTGATCTTTGCCCACTGAATGCGTCGGTAGATATGCGCCAACAACTCAATCGCCAATGTGCGCTGCTCGTCAGTGATGGACATTCACAACAACCTCCCACGCTGGATTCCCGGCGAGTAGTCGCGCGCGTTCCAGTTCTGGCAGTATGCCGGTGTCCATCGCGCGTCGGTAGTGGTGCGGGCCGTACATGCCGCTCACGAGTGCGGACTTCGGTATCTTCTGCTCGCGCAGCACGTCAAGCAGTGCCGACCAATCTCGTATCTTATCAACGTGCATAGCCACCGCCGCATCGGCGAAGTCTGTCCCGCACCAGTAGTGATTGCCCGAGTACGACACCCGATTAAGCAGCGTTATCCAGCCCTGCTTCTTGTAGGACACTGTGACGTAGAATGCGAACGGAGGTTCCGGCGGAGATAGTAGCGCAGGCAACAACCATTCGCGGTCATCTTGCGTGGTATATCGAACCGTGCCGGGTGTCGCCATCCACGACCGTTGCCTGAAGCGTCTATCCTTGAGCATTGAGTAGCAGTACTCGCATATCACATCGCCACTGAAGCACTGCGCCCATGCGGTAAAACTACTACTCGGGTCTTTGGCGTGCCCGACCATCGTCTCCGCGCTACAGAGATAACAGACACCCGACGCGTCTCCGAACGTTGGCCTGTCAATCATCTGACTGAGCGTCACGGAACTCACCCGTCCTATCCATCCGTCTCAGCCGCGCAACGATGGCCCGGCGGCCATGGCCAGTTTCCTGTGCTATCGAGCCGACCATGTGCTTGAGCAGTTGATGGTGCCTGTCCGTCCACACCGATGGTCGGCCAGTCGAAACGTGCTTGACCTTCAGCCCGAGTGCGCTTGCGCGTTCGTATACCGCGCGTGGCGACCTCTTGAGTTCGTCTGCACAGGCTGTCGCCCCAGTTGCAGGGTAGTGCTTCCGCAGTAATGCATCTTCATGCGATTGCCATCGCCTGCCGCGCCGGGTGTGATTGCGTTCCATGATTTGCTCGATGATTTCAGCGGCCACTGATGCCTCCTGCCACGTTGTGTGCTGCCCTACTACTCCTGCATCCTACCCGCCTACCGTCCCGCGTTCAATCCGTCTGCCAGCCACCGCCGCTGCTTGACCTCCACGAATAGCCGATGCCCAGCGTTGTCGCGCACCCACACGCCGAACAGGTAGCCGAGCCCCAAGCAGAAAGGGCAGGGCTTGCGAACGCGATGTGTGCGCCACGGGTCCCATACCCCTAGCCCGCTGCCGCCGCATACGTCGCACAGGTGCCACGCGGGGGTGGATTCCAATGTTATCCAATCCCTTCTTCTGAGGCATCACCAGCAAGCAACACACTCGTCATGTTCAGCATTGAGACTACAAATACCACGGCCACGTCCAGGGAGACAAAGTGCGTCGCCATGACCAGCGCTCCTTGGCAGGCCCCGGCGATCCACGTTATGGCTACTGCCCAACGGACACGGTGTTTCATCTATCCACGCTCCTTCGCGCAGTCCTGGCACAGGTCGACCATGCGCCGTGCATCGCCGTGCCCCTCGGTGCGGACCACCCAACCGTCGAGGCGTGCTGATGCGCGTGCGTCCGCGATTGAAGGGGTTACGCCATCAGGCCAGAACGTGTCAGGCCCCTCGCCGATGCCATACTCGCCGCCGCACCTATCGCACTCAAGGACTTGCCGAATCACCTCATGCCACCTCCTCGCGCTGCTCGCCAATGAACCCCGCTTTGAACACGGACAGCGGTATCAGGCACAATGTGTCGTCTACGTCGGGCCAACCCGGCCAGTCCAACGCATCCACAATCACGAGATTCTGCGGGCTCTCGATGCTCGTGTTCGGCACACGCAGGACCGCGAACGCACGTGGCGGCAGGATGCCGTTGAGTGTGCCGTCAAGCGCCGCCCGGCCTACCGCCTCGACGCATTGGTCAAGCGCATTGGCGAGCACCTGCCACGGGCCACCACGGGCCTTGAGTGTATCCTGCGTGTATGACTTGCACTCACCCCACCAGTAGGAGCAATCGAGCCCCGGTCCCCGCAGGTCTTCGTCTTCGAGTGCCGGTCGGTGCGCGTTGCCAGCGAACCTGCTACCCGGCCACAGGTACTGCTGCACTTCGCGTTCAGCCTTCTTCGCGCGGGCGTTGATGCTACTCCGCTTTGCCATCCCGCTTTGCCTCCATCTTCTTCAGTGCCCGTAGGCACCGCTTGCACGTTACCCTGTCCCGCCAGTCGGTGTAGTGACCCAGCAGCACATCAGTCGGCAAGAACGTGCGCAGTGCAGCGTACTGCCCACAGGCATAGTTGGTTGGCGCATTGTATGCCAGCGAGAATGCTTGCCCGTGCGTCGTGCCCGTCTTAGTGTTCTCGCACACCGTCACTCGCATTGCCATCCCGCGCCTCGCTCTTGTCTAGCCACTGGATTTCCGTCCGCTGTTGCGCCGCCTGCATTGTCTCCCCGGCGGGCGTCGCGTTCAACCCGTCTGCGGCCAGCACCCGATCAACCGCGCACTTGACGAACCACTCTGCCGGGGTGCCGGGATGAGCGTCCGCCTTCCCGTCTGCCAAATCCAGCGCCACATCGCGCCAGAAGCCAGCCCGGCGGACCATCGGGTGCCGCGGTGCGCACCTGGACCTCCGCTTCATTCAGCTTTTCAATCGCCGTCTGTAGGCTCATCCTGATCTGCTCCTTCCGTGGTGGGCTCAAGCGTGAGCGTGCTCTCGTCTGGCGTCGCGAAGTCGTTGCCTGCTCCCATCTCTTTCAGGACCCGGACCAGTTGCGAATGCGCGCGGTCCACCTTCAGCCAGGTGGTGGTCTCGTCCTGCGTCAACGTTGTCAGGTGGGGGCACCGTCCGAGCGCCTCGTGCAGGGTCTGGCGCACGTTGTTCAACTCAGCTACCCACCCGTTGCACTTCTCGATGTTCGCCTGCAACACCTGGGCTACCGCCTCCCTGCTGAGACGCGGCAGTTCTGATGGCCCGTGCCAGTCCTCGGGCTGCGGGCTGACGAAGGTCGGCCCGCTGCCATCCGCGTTGGCCCTCAACCATCCGACGAATGACACGTCCGACGGAAGGCACACTGTACAGCCGCTCTCGGTGTACTCCGCTGCCGTGCGCAGGGCCGCCCAAACATTGCCGGGGAGGTCGCCATCGTACAGCGTGGGATTGGCAACAAGCGCCTTGTACAACGCCATGCCGTGCGTCAGCCATCTGGCAACCATTCCGTCCGGCGACTCGGCGGGGTCAAGTATGTTAACATAGTTCGTGAATTTGGCGGCGCCCTCCACGGCGGGCCGCGACACATCCGGCGGCAGGTGCTGGAAAACACGCTCCCGCTTGCCCACAGCCTCAAGGGCCTGTGTCGCCCCGGCGGCAAAACCATCACTGAATGCCTGTCGTTCCTGCTCCGTCATCTCGCACCTCCCGGGGTTTGCCGGCCGATGTGGCCGTGAAGTGTTCGGCGGCCTTCTCCGCTGCCCGGCGCGTGTTGTACCGTGGCATGCCGATAGCGTTGCCGTTGTCGTCTGCGAGGTAGAACTTGCTCGTGTGTGGATCGCGCCTGACTTGCATGCTCACTCGCCCCTCTCTGTGTCCGGTTTCTTGTGCCGTCCGTCTCGCAACCCCTCCGCCCGCCCGTCTCTCCACGCGCCATACGCCTGCCTGCCCCACGTGCCTCCGTGGTTGGAGTATCGCACGTAGGGGCACTCACTGCGCTTGCCGCCAGCGTAGCCCACCGCGTAGCCACGTGCCCAGCAGCTGCACAGTGGGTGCCGGTGGTCGTTGCGCCAGTGCCGGAGCCCGCGTGCGTAGGCGTCCGCGTCGAGCGTACGAAGAGTTTCGCGCAGGTGCGCCCTGTGGGCCTTCTGGTCACGCGGTCTGGCCATCACGCGCCACCCTCTTCCCGCGCCTGCTTCCGCGCCCAGGCGGCCCAGCAGGCGGCGCAGGTGACATGAAGCGGAGTGCCGTGATCGCACAAACCGACAGGCGGAGACCACTGTTCGCATCGCCGCGCCAGCACCTCCACCGCCCGGCGCTCCAGCTTCAGGGCGGCCTCCAGCTCGGCGACGCGCTTCGCCCGAATGCGCAGGCACTCACTCGCCTCCTGCAGCGCCGGGCCATAGCGAGCGCACTCAGTTCGTATCTCTCCAATACGGTCCCACACATCCTGTGCCGCTGCGAGCTTGCGCTCATGCTCGACTACACGACGCGCCTTGTTAAGTGCCATCCTGCAATCGTCACGGTTCTCGTCGACCTCCATCTGCCGTATTTTCCGCTCTGCATACTGCAGAGCCCCGCCGATGCTGGCCACGTCACTTTCCAGCTCGGCGACGCGCTTGCGCAGTTTGTCGTTAGTATCCATCACCATCCATCTCCTTCCTCAGCGCATTCGCCGCATCACCGAGCCCGTGGTGGTTGAGTATCCGCAGTGCCTCGTCTGGCTCAACAAATCTGTCTACCTGCGACCGATCCCGCCCATTCCGGTACTCCCACTCTTGTCCGTCGCCGCAGGTTTGCCCATACCACATGAGCCAGCCCAACCAGCATGCCCGGTTGATAGCTGGACACGCCGCACAAGCATCGCATACCCCGGAATAGCGGCTTTCATAGACGCCGGGAGGGCATGCGCCCAGCACCGAATCGAGTACGGCCAGCGCGGCCTCAAGTTCGGCAATCCGCTTGTTCGCCATCTCGGCCTCGCAGAGCAATTGCAACTTGTCCGCCGGGTGCAGGGGCAACTCCTCAACGGGCAGGTCATCCACCTCGGCAGCCACCATACCAGTCCCATTGCACGCGCGGCAGGGCGTCACCGTGCGCGTGTCTACCCCACCGGGGCTATGCGTCACCGTCTCCGTGCTCGCGCCTACCCCGTGGCAAACGGGGCACGTTGTCCACGTCCGCTCATCCGTCATCGTCGGCCTCCTCGTCTATCCCCGTGCATTGCCGTATAGCTCTACAGATGCTATCAACCCTGTCCGCCATCTCACGTAGTTCATATCCCAGCGACGCCAGGATACGCTCCTGCAGCATCGCCGTCTCTGCATCCCGCAGGTTTGTCTCTGCCTGTTCCAGGTGTTCTACTGTTCGCCGGATGCTATCCCTGCTCATCGCTCACCGCCTCCTCGTCGCCATAGAAGCAGCCCGCATCGCCCGTATCTGCAGGTCAAGCCAGCGCCAGTACCTCCGGCGTCGCGGGTCCGCCCCCACTCCTGACAACACTTCACGGTCTCAATCATCGGTCTCGCCTCCTACTGTAGCTCCTGCGCTCAGTCGGCATCGTCGGCCTCCCTCGAGCAGTCAGGGCACAGGTCCATCAGCACACTGCCCTGCGGTAGTCTCCGCACCCACTTGCGGACCCAGCCCGCCTCCCGCGCCGCTTGACGAGCACGACGGCGGGTGCCACAGCACGGCACCACATGCCCGCGCTCGCAGTCTGGATTGTCGCAGAGTACCGTTATGAAGCCGCAGCACTCAATTGTTGCCATCGCTCTTCGCCGCCTCCTCCATCCGCGCCCACAGCACGGCTGCCTCGGCATAAGTGTCCGCGAGGCCCCACTTGCCAAGCCAGCAGCAACGGCCCTCGTGCCGCGCAGCGCGCTGACAGTCCCCGTCACTATCGCAGCACGCGTCGGCAGGAAACTGGCAGTCGTGATTGAAATCCATCGGGCATTCGTCTTGTGGCCAGCTATTGTGCAGGTCCTCCACGGCCCGCCGGTAACCAGCCAGCAGCCGATTCTGCATCGGCCCGACGGCTCCCGCCACCGCCCTGAACCTGCGCGCGTCGCGCTCCAGGTCGGCGTAGGGCTCGCCCACGCGCGGCTCGCCGTCCACCACGCTCAGACAGCAGCCGCACTCGCCGGGGCAGTGCTGCACAGCATACTCACCGCAGACGCTCATGTCTCGCGTCTCGACGCAGGACCGCACCAGCCAGTCTTTGCCGTCCCACCAGCACGCCCCGCACTTGCACCGCTTCGGCTCCGGCTCCGGCTGCTCTCGCTGCTCACTCACCGCTACCAGCCTCCTCGCTGTCTATCCACTCCGGCAGCAGAACGCTCCCGGCCATGGCGGCTACGTCTACGCCAGCCGCCGCCACCCACGCGGCCAACACAACCTGCCGCTCATCCGGCATCGTCGGCCGCCTCCATCCGCTTCCACAGCGCCTGCGCCTCGGCGTAGGTGGCCGCGAGGCCGTAGTAGAGCAGCCAACAAAGTTCGACCGGCCCAGCCTCGCAGTTGTGCGTTGCGAGCGTCGCCGGGCATGTCCAGTCTGTGAACTCCCCCGGACAATCTTCGTGGCCCCCCAACTCCAGCGCAAGCGCCGCCAGCAGCCGGCCCTGCGACAGCCCCACCACCGGCTCCCCGTCCACCACACTCAGGCGGCAACCGCAGGTCTTCGGGCAGGTATCCACACGTTCGGCTGTGGTGCCGCGTTGCTCATGGCCGTCGTAGTCATAGCTGTATTCCACATCGAGCACCCAGCGCATCCCGTCCCAGCGACATGCCCTGCACTCGCATCGAGGCGCCTCGTATGGCACGTGCCCCGTGCCGTTGCAGGTTGCGCACATCCATATTTCCCCGCCGCGCTCAATGTGGCCGCGACCGCCGCACGCCCCGCACTCGCACCGCTTCGGCTCTTGCTGCTCCCGTTGCTCTCGCTGCTCCACCGCCGCCGGGTGCGTCCAGACACCTGTGCCTGTCCCGTCTCGCTGCTCACTCACTGTCATCAGCCTCCCATTCGGCATAGTGCGCCCGCCACTCGGCAAGCGGGACGAACTCCGGCTTGTGCTCCACCCGCCGCCACCACCCGCCAGCCAGTTCGGCGAGTTCCCGCAGCGCGTCGATGTCCTCCTGCTCGATGATGCCCGCGCCCCAGGTCTGCGGCTCCCCGGTAGTCACGGCACGCCACAGGGCATACTCGGTGCCCTGCATCCACCCGGCGGCCCAGCACGCCTCGGAAATGTCGGACATCCGGCTATAGAGCGCCCAACGCAGTGCGTCACTCACCGTCATCGGCATCCTCGTCTCTCCACGCATCCGGCCACGCCCCCGCGTCTATCCGCGCCACCATCAGCAGCGCCACGGCGGCCAAGTCGACAAGCGGCAGCCGCACCTCTTCCCGATGCAGCTTGTCCCCGTAGCAGTGCGCCTCCACAATCTCGCGGCTGGCCGCCGCCACCTGGTCCAGCACTGCCAGCATGGTGATCTCAATGCTATCCGGCAGTGTGCACTTGCACGCGCGCTCCACTGCCTCGGCAAACAATTCCTGCTGTATCTCGATCACCTACATCGCCACCATTGGCATCAACACGTACTGCCAACCCGGCAACTCGTCGCACTCCCAGAGCAGTGACTCATTCGGCCCGCCTATGGCAACATCGGCGATACCGCGACCAGGCAGGTTGCTGAGCGCATCGGCCAAGAACTGCCCGTTGAATGCGACCTCCAGCCAGTCCCCGTCGTACTCAATCCCGTCCATCCACTCGTCGGCCTCGCCTGTGTCCTGCCCGCGCGCCCGCAGATTGACGCCCTCTCCATCGGCCCGCAGGACAATCCGCTCTGCGTCCAGTCGGGCTATCGGGCGCAAGCGGTTCAGACAGTCCAACAGGTCACCAACCGGGAACGCTATCCGCGTCGGCCCCGGCTCCGGGATGACCTCGAGCCAGTTCGGGTACTGCCCGTCGATGGGCCGCGTCGAAATGACAGTCTTGCCGACCAGGAACGATACGCAGGCGTCGGCCACGTCGAGCACGCAGTAATCATCTGCGTTCACGTCCAGCACCGCCGCCACCGCCGCAAGCGCACGCGACGAGACGATGGTGCTATGCGTCCAGTCATCCCGCGCGTCCGTCTCACAGCGTGCCACGGCCAACCTGTAGGTGTCAGTGCTCGCTACCGTTAAGCCACCGCCGCCGAACAGGAACAGCGCGCCGGTCATTGTCGGCCTCGTCTCGTCGCTGCTCGTGCAGAACGCGCCCTGCTCGATCACGCGCAACAGGTCGGCCTGCGGAATGGCGACGTTGTAGTCACCCTCGGGCTCCGGCAAGCCCTGCCAGTCATCGGCAGGCAGGCAGCGAAGGTCAAACTGAGCACCTGCCGCCGTGACGCGCAGGATATGGTTCTCCTGCTCCTGTAGTTCCACCAGCCCGGACGGCAGCTTGCCAGCTATCTCACTCAGCAGCCGCCACGGGACGCATAGCGCGCCGCCGTCGACAATCTCGCACGGCATCGGCGTCACTACCCCGGCAAACTCCAGGTCAGTCGCCGCGAGCGTCGCCGATGGTTCCGTGTCGGCCTTAAGCAGCACCGCGTTCTGGACTGGTTGCGGGTTCCTGCCTGTCACGCCGCGACCGGCTATGGCAAGTGCTTCTCGGAGTGCTGAATGGTTCGTCTTCAGGTGCAGCATGGTCGCCTCCTCGGTGTCTGTGTCTATCGCTCTATCGTCTCACTGGTCGCCTGCGCGTTCAATCCGTCAGGACCGCTTGCGCAGCATCGCCAGACATCGCTCGCACGGCCGACGCGCGAATACCCATTGCCCTACCGTCCTGCACTCCCGCGCCAACTCCTCAGAATTAGCCGTGCAGCAACTGCCCTTCGGGATGACAGTTCCGCAGTCACCGGCCCCGCTATGTGCATATCGCGCCGAGTGGTATGTGCCCTCCGTGTGTGCATTGAATACGAAGCGTCTTGCGCCCAAGTCGGTCATCGGTGTCGCGCTCACGTCGTCACCTCCCGTTCTGTGTTCGCGTTCAAGCCGTTAGGACCAGTCCGCAGTCGTCAACTGCCTGCGCTTACTCGGCTCGTTGCTGTCCGTCACCACGCATACGCACGTCTCTCGCAGTCGGTCATACACCCGCGCCATCTCCCCGTCCGCCCGCAGGTCCGGCACGCTCAGGTTAGTCGTGATACAGGTCGCCAGCGCCTCGCTGTACCTGTGCTCCATCAGCGAGTGCCACTGCGCCTGCGCGAATGGGCTGGCATACTGCGTGCCGAGGTCGTCAAGCAGCAGTAGTCCGCAATGCCATTCGGCGAGGTCTTCGAAGCTCCATCGCTCGCCGTAGTCGCCGACAATCTCGCCGCGACTGCAACGGTGCAGCTTCTCGTACAGGTCGGGCAGGCGGATGAAATGGCACGAACACCCGAGCGCCTGCATATCGACTTCTGCTGCTATCAGTGCCAACGCACAGGTCTTGCCGACGCCAACCGGGCCAGACAATATCAGGCCGTGTCCGTTGGCAACGCGCTCCCGCAGTGTCTCGCAGTATGACCTGAGCACGTCGCGGAAACCGCCAGATGTCGGCACGTCTTCCCAGCGAGGGCGCAATGCCGTCGACGGTATGCCAACTCGCCGAAGCCATTCGGTTGTGCTCACGTCCATCCTGCTATCCGTCTCTGTCGCCGCGTTCACATCTTCACCGTCCCGTCCGGGTTGCGCTCAATGACTGTGTTCGCCCAATCACTCACCGGCTTCATACCGCGTCCACGTTGCGGAGGGTCGCGCTTCTGCCATTCCCAGGGCCGCTTCAGTGCGTCGCGGAACTGCCTGCAGAACCACGCCCACGGATCGGCACCTTCCGGGACAGTAGGCGGAGTGGTGCGTAGGTGTTCGATCCATCCATCCACCGCAGGGATACCGTGCTCCCTAACGAGCTTCATCAGGCCGGAGTAGCCCTTGCCGCTTGGCGTGCTTGTCTGCCCGTGTGCTTCCCACGCGCGGCGGATACATGCCTGCTCGGGAGTGTCTGCGCGTTGCGGCTTTGGTTCTGGGGGCAACAGCGCCGGTAAAGCATCGGGCTCCGGGGGCGGCGCAGGGGGCGCGTCCGCTTCGGCGGGCGCGTGGCCTAGACGTTGTAGTACTTCCCCTTCTACTTCCCCTTCTACTTCCCCTTCTACTTCAGGGCAGCAGAACGCGCCGTTTTCATCAGATTCGGCAGCAGAACGCGCCGTTTCGGTGCCGTTACGTCGGCGTTTCGGCGCCGTTTCGTCAGCGTTTCGGCGCCGTTTCGGTAAAACTGCAGCATCTTCTGCGCTATCATCTATATCACTATCATCTTCGCTATCAGCGCCGTATTCCAATTGCTGGTGCCAGCGAATAGCTGTCTTATACTGTGCTTTCGCTTCGTCTGTCTTGGTGTCTTTGGCGTATCTGGCGCGTATTCCGTCGGCAATATCCCATGTTTGTACTGGCGTCGGTGGTGGCGGAAGTGCGCTAGGGTCCCGGCGTCCACGGCGGATATACTGATGCTCATACCACCCGCGGAGGAAGCCGTAGCGAATGCCGCTGTGCTCATAGAGCAGCACGAGTGGATGCCCCCCTGATGACAGTTCGACCAGCGCCGCTTCGACATCCGCTTCGGTCACCGGGTCGTGCCGCGCGAATGCCCCTTCGAGGATGGAGTAGGCGTCGGCGATGCAGCGGCCCTCGTCGTCTGCCAGTGACGTTATCAGGTACATGTAGATATGCCGCACGTGCCAGGGTTGCCTCCTGAGCGCCGGGTGTTGCCATATCTTTGGATCGACCGTCCTGAACTTCGCCATACCGTTCAGCCTCTCATGCTGCTGCTGTCTGCCCGCCCTGCCCGTCGCCGAACTCGATCTCCCGCTGCACCGGCCTGTCGCCTATTAGGCGCAGGCACTCGTCGCATGCCGCCACGTAGTTTGCCCAGTCCACGTCGAGCATGATGCCCTGCCCGGTGAGCTTGCCCTGATGCCGCCCGCAGTAGTGGCAGTGCCAGCCAGCGGCCCGGAGAATGCGCAGCTTGTCCCTGATATGTTGCGACAGCGGCTCGTCGTCGTCGTCCGATAGCCCGAAGTCCACGCACAGGTCAAGCTGGGGCGACGCATGCACCTGCTGCCTGACCGGCACTCCGTCTATCGTCGCCTCGCATAGCGCGCAGGTATACTCTACGTCCAGCACGTGCGCGCCGCAGGTGTTGCAGATAGCCGTCGGTGCCGCGCCTCGCTCGATCTTGGTCACGTGGCAGGCAACCGTCCCGCAGGTGGCGCAGTAGCCTGTCGCCGCGAAGTCGCGGTATGCACGGCACTCGGAGCACCATACCTGCAGGACGGTCGCGGGGGCGGTCACTGGGTCGCAACCTCTTCGCACGCCGCGAGAAGCTCACTCCAGGGCGCTGCCATGACCCTGATGCAGGCGATTGTCTTGTCCTTGTCCGGGTCCCCGAACTCTATTCCGGCTCGCACAAGCACGCAGCGCAGGATTTCATGCGCCGAATCATCGTCATCGGGCGGCTCCGGGTGCAGTATCCGCACGGCCTCGGTCACAGTCATTTGGTCACTCCTCCGTCGGTGCTATGTACTTGCGTTCCATACACTCGCCTGCGTAGGTGATACCGCCGCAGGGCCCGGCGTAGTAGCGTCCGGCAATTGGTTCGGGCACGAGCGTGCGCAGGAAGAACTGGTCGCTGCCGCTCATGTAGTAGCACCAGACCCATTCGCCTTCCGTTGCCGGTGGGTAGGTCGCGAATGGTCATCCATCCCCAAGATCGTCGGGATCGAATGCATCATAGCCAGCGGCGAGTTCTGCCTCACAGTCACAACGCACACAGACCTGTTCGCTGCATGGCAT